TAACTCAGCACTAAGTACAATCACAGGTAATAAACTTACTGTAAGTGGTAATAGTACATTTAGTGGTAACCAAACTATAACAGGTAAAGAAACAATACAAGACCAGTTAATCGTAAGTGGTTCAAGTGGTACAGTAGCTACAATTAAAGATGAACAAGCAGGACCTGGTACTACGTTTGCAATCAACGATGGTAGTGGTAATGTTGTACAAGTTGATAATAATGCATTATCTACTATTACAGGTACAGCAGTAACAATTACTAAGAAAACAAGTATAACAAGTACCCTTAAATTAGGAGCTCAAGACCCACTTCCAACAGGTGCTGTTGGAGAACTAGCAGTAAGTGGTTCTAACTTATACTTCCACAATGGTACAAGTTGGGGTCAAATTAACTAATAGTTGATATTTATTACAATATAGCTTGTAGCCGAGATATATTACTCAGAACTAAAAACCCGTTATAGAAATATATCGGGTTTTTTTCGTTTTATTAAGTATTGTTATATTTATACTTAAACGATGAAAGGATATATGATAAACTCATATTTACAAAAGCACTATAAGGAAATATTAGATAAGGTTAAGGGTGTAACAAAGAATCACCAAGATACAGAAGATTTATTACAAGATTGTATTTTAGCTTTCTTACAGAAAGGACCTGATTACACAACTCGAATATTAAAAGATGGTAAGGTACAACATTACCTTATTAGGATGGCTTACATTCAATTTAATTCTTCAACATCACCTTTCTATACCAAATATAGAAAAGCATCTCGTAAATCTAATCCTATTGAGTATTACGAAATAGAACAGAAAGCATTAGAAACTAAAGAAGATGCTGAGAAGTTACTAGATGATGTTAAATTATATATCGGTAAACTTCCATTGTTTGATAAAACTATGGCTCATAGACATTTAATAGATGAAGTATCTCAAAGAGAAATGAGTAGATACTATAATATTAATAGAACTCACATCTCTGCTTCTATTGATTTAACTAAAAAGAATATAAAAATGAAATTTAACAGAGATGATTATAAAACAAAGTAATATGGAAAAACAACTAGAAATAGACGGCTACAAGAATTACATAGTAACTAGTACAGGTTATGTAATATCAAACAAACAGTACAAACCAAGAATATTGAGGCCACAAAAAGCATCACAAAGTAAAAAAGGATATTATCAAATTAGATTGTTTAACAAAGAATATCCAAAAGGTAGATTACAATATCTACATAGATTAGTTTATGAAAGTTTTGTTGGTGAGATACCTAAAGGAAAAGAAATAGACCACATTGATGGTGATACTACTAATAATGATATATCTAATTTACAGTTACTTGGACCAAGAGAGAATAAGTTAAAAGGTATTGATTATAATTGGAGACCTCATAGAAATGAATTTATCGAAGCATATGAGAAATATGGTACTTATAAAAAGGTAGCAGAAGCTTTAGATGTAAACATTAATATAGTTTATAGAGTAATCAAAGATGTTTTACATAGATGGGATTGGACAGATAAAGTATATAAAACAACAAGATTTAATCCTGAACTTCAAGACAAATATACAGAGGTAGATAGAAGAACAAAAAATGGAAGATATGATAGGGTGCAAAATTAAATTAGGAACTTGGTTAGAATCCTTTATCGATTGGATAACTTTCGGTAATGGTAAATATTACGCATATATCGTAGCTGTTAAGTGGTTAGGATATGAATCATGCGGTTGTGATGAAAGAAAAGATTGGTTAGATAACTTAACTTGTAAAAAGAAAAACAATGAGTAAAACAATAGAACAAGAAGCAAACATACTTCACTTTATAGAAAACTGTCAAGGACACTCAACTCGTGGTGGTTGTAGAAATGATATGTATGATATATACGCTATCTTTAAGAATGATGGTAGAAATGCTAATGTATGTACTTGTTTAGATAGAGATACAGCAAAGAAAGTAGATAACTTTATCAGTGCTTATACATTTAGTGATGAAATTAGATTTACAGATAGATTTCATAAGTTACTACCTCATCTAGCTCTTATAAAAGAAGAAGCAAAGAAACCATTAGAAGAAGAATCAAATACTGATTTATCTGAAGGTATGAGTAAGTTTGTTAAGAAAAAGGCTAAATCTGTACCTGTAAAGCCTGTAAAAAGAAAGAAACGTACAACAAAAAAGAAGAAATAAAATGGGAATACAATTAAAACCAAAACCACAATGTCAATGTGGTAATACACAAAATCCTAGTGGGTATTGTGATGGCTCACATAATAAGTAAAGGAAACAATGAGACAAAGTAAAAAGAAAATTCTATTACAAGAGTTAGAGAAGGCTCATGGAGTAGTTACACAAGCTTGTCAAAAGGCTAAAGTATCTCGTGCTCAGTTTTATCGTTATTGGAATAGTGATGAGAACTTTAAGAAACAATGTGATGATATACAAGAGAGTGCAGTAGATTTTGTAGAATCACAATTGTTCAAACAAATAGAAGGTGGTAATATAACAGGCCAGATATTTTATCTTAAAACAAAAGGTAAACATAGAGGGTATGTAGAGAAAACACAAATACAACAAGAAACAACAGGTTCAATTCAATTTGATTTCTCATGAAGAAGTTCAAAGATAGTTACAAACCTCTTCCTTCCAATTGTACAGTAAAAGAATCTAAGATAAACGGCTTAGGTTTATTTGCTAAAGAAGATATTCCAATTAACTACGAGTTTGGTATAACACATCATTGGTTAGATACAGAATGTATTAGAACTCCTTTAGGTGGGTTTATAAATCATTCAGAAACTCCTAATGCTTTTATTGTAGATGATGGGGATATACGAACTATGTACTCTGTTAGAAAGATAAAGAAAGATGAAGAGATAGTAGTTTATTATAAATTATACTAATGCAATACAAAGGTTTCAAACCATATGATTTCCAAAAACAAATAATAGATGATATCCTTAACAAAGATGATATGTTCTACACTATGGTGTGTGGCCGTCAAATCGGTAAGACTTTACTTCTTATTAATATGTTATTATATTATGGTATTAATAAGCCTCGTCATACCTTACTGTGGGTATCTCCTTATTACTCAATGGCTGTAAAAGTTCTATCTCAGATATTAGATGCAATAGAATTTACACCAATTACCAAAGAAGCTAACAAATCAGAAAAGATAATAACCTTAATAAATGGTACTAGAATCTACTTTCGTTCAGCAGAGAAGCCAGAAACCATCAGAGGTTTATCTATTGATTACGCCTTCTTAGATGAATCACAAGATATATCAGATGATGCCTTTAACAAAGCTATCTTACCTACCTTAACAGCAAAAGGTAAGAAGTGTTTGATTGCAGGTACACCTAAATCTAAGAACTGGTTTCATTCTTATTTCCAAAGAGGAGGAGAACCAAACTATAATTCATATACAGCACCATCTTCCGTATCACCTTATGTTAGTGCAGAATTTCTAAAAGAACAACAAGAATCCCTTCCACCTTCAATTTACAACCAAGAGTTTCTTGCTGAATGGCAAGAAGGAGATGGAGAAGTGTTTACTAACATAGATGGTGTCTGTATATTAGATGATTTTGTATCAACAAGAGAAAAAACCTATGGAGGTCTAGATATTGGAACAAAACAAGATTACACTGTCTTAACCATTTTAGATAGAAATGGAAGGTGTGTACATATGTGGAGAGAAAGAGGCTTAGAATACTCTCAAATCGTTGCTAAGGTAGTGTATCTATGTAAACAATACAGAACTCATTTAATGATAGAAGCTAATTCAATTGGTGATGTTGTTTATGAGATGGTAAGAAAACAATACAAAGATGTAAAACCTTTTATTACTACTAATACATCAAAAGAAAATATCATAAGAAGATTAATCTCAGATATAGCAGATACTAACGTAGAATTACCTTCACCTAATTTATTTAACTCCTTATACAAAGAGCTACAATTATTCCAATACAAATATCTACCAAGTGGTAAGGTTTCTTATGAAGCGATGAGTGGGTTTCATGATGATACTGTAATGAGTCTAGCTATCTGTAATTGGAATAGAATAGAGAACCCTACAAGTAAAAAGATAACGATTACTTCTCTTAGGTAGAACCATACCAACGAATCTTACAAAATATAATACAATATAAAGGAATATTATGAGTAAACAAATAACAATATCAATGCCTGAGTTTATTACAGTTGGACAATACCAAGATTTTGGTACACTTGACCACTTAACTCAGACACAGAAGATTATTAGAATCGTATCGGCTATTACGAAGCATAGTGAAACTGATGTAATGAAGTGGAATGCTACTTCTTTATTTAAGGTTTACAAAGACTTAAACAATTCTATAAATGAGATTGAACCTGCCTTCTTACCTATCTTTGAATGGGAAGGACAGACATGGGGTTTCCAACCTATACATAAAATGTCTGCAGGTGAATACATTGATTTAGAAACTCGGTTGAAAGATGGTATTACTAAACTACATGAAGTATTAGCTATTTTATATCGGCCGATTAAAGAACACAAATTTGACTCATATGAGTGGAAGTTGAAATACAATTACAAGTATGTTATTGGAAAAACAGAAAACCTTTTCAAATACTATACTTTAGAAGATTATGATGTAGAGAAACGTACATGGAGAGAAGAACAATTCAAATCACTACCAATCAATCTAGCATTAGGAGCTTACAATTTTTTTTTGTTCGTAGGGGAGAAGTTCTCAAAGGATTTACGAATCTCTTTCCTGGAAATGTACAAGAAGATGACGAAGAAGGAGAGGGAGGAAGTGGAACAATTGCTGAACACTACGGATGGTTCTACACCCTTTATCACCTCGCTAACGAAGGAGGAATCCTCAACCTTACAGGAGACAAAAGAGTAAGTGATGTTAATTTTATAACAATGTTAAACTATTTAAGTGTACAAGAAGAGATAAATAAAGAAGAAGTAAAGCAACAGAGGAGAATACAACAACAAAACAGTTGGAAATAAGATGATTAACTACCAAGAAATAATAAATCTATTTGAATTAGCAGTAGGAGAAAATCAATTCTACAAGGGGTTCGGACATGGTTCAATAGATAACTTAGATTCGGTTGTAAACAGAGGATATCCTCTTTTGTTTGTTAGACCGTTATCATCGCCTGGTTTATCAGGTCAAGATGGTAGAGTTAGAACCCTCGCATTTGAACTATATTCTTTAGATGTTCCTAAACTATCTGACCAAGATAGAAGAGTATCTCTTTCTAATACAGAACAAGGTATATATGATATCTATGGATATATACTAGATGGTCCTGTACAATACGATTTTGGTATTGAGGTTCTTGGTATAGTTCCAACAATAGAAGCCTTTGGTGATAAAGCTAGTGGGTGGGTAGCAACAATAAACATAGAATCAACAGCATCAGGTATATCTTATTGTAATATACCAGGTAATGAATGGCCAACAACTCCTACTCCTGCTCCAACTAATCCTCCTACTCCAACTCCAACGGCATCACCTACACCTTCACCTACACCAACAGCTAGTCCTACTCCTTCACCTACACCTAGCCCAACTCCAAGTCCTACACCATCAGGACCTACTCCTACACCGAGTCCTACACCTGACCCATCAATTGTATATTATGCATTGAGAAGATGTAGTGATTCACAAGAAGGATTTATATCAGGTCAACAAACAACAGCAATATCATTAAGTAACAATGATAGAGTACAAGATAGTGGATTTGTTAATTATGTAGTAATAGGACAAGTAACAACAGGTACATCAGTAGGGTTTGTAACAGATACAGGCTTACAAGGATGTCCAGCTGGCCCTACACCTACTCCAAGTCCTACACCATCACCAACTCCGAGTCCTACTCCTAGTCCTACTCCTAGTCCAACTCCGAGTCCAACACCAACGCCTAGCCCAACACCTACACCGAGCCCTACACCGGCTCCTAATTCGTATTACTATTGGGCAGTTGCTAATGAACTAAGTACTAACACATTGAGTTATACGAGTCCAACAAATACACCATTTTCGTTTGCGATATCAAGCTCACAAGAAATGTTCTTTGCAGCAAAAAGTGGTTCTGTAACTTTATCTAATACAAATCCTTTGATTGGTAACAAAGGTAGATTTGTTGATTCACAAGTATTATACAATACATCATATACTAATAAAGAAACAGGTAGTAGCTATACTGTTACAGTACCAAGCCAAATTGGAGATTGGGGTGGAGATGTAGTATTCTTTAATTCTATAAACTCTTCTCAGTTGAGTTATGTGAGTGTTGCTCAAAGTGATAGTATAATTAATTCATCTAGTATATGTGTTGGTAATGTAAGTTCTATAACAACTGGTTCTTCATCAAACAAAGGAACAGTTACAGATAATTCATCAACGTGTCCAACAGCATTCTACTATGTAGGAGAAGCTGATGGTGCTGGTGGTACTGTAACTTACTTAGATGAGAACTATTCAGCAGTAACACAATCCTTATCTGCAGAACAAAGAATATTTGTAGGAGCGATTAGTGGTACAATGCAAATAACAGGTGCTGGTTCACAAGTATTCTTCTCTGAAATTGGTTTCCCAAGTTCGTTTGGAACTCAAGGAACAGTAGGTACTGAATACATTGTATCTCAATCAGGATTAGTAGTACCAAATTCAGATGATGTTGTATTCTATTCTAAACCAGATGAGACTACATTAACATACGAATTTATGCCATCAGATGGTACTTGTAAGGCATATCATATATTGACAGGTGATACTGGTTCATTCTATGTGGATAATACCGCAAGTGGAATTAGTTCATTCCTATCTGGTTCTCGAACATTAACATCATGGCCAAATGGAGACTATGACCCTTATTACAGTAACTGTTAAACAATATGAATTACATGGAACAAAAGATATCATTTTTTAGTGGGTTTGCACTCACATCATTATGGACAATGCCTTTGTATGAATTATCAATGGCCTTTCTACTAGGATTAGTAGGGGGTTTAGGTGGTTTAGTAGGTAGATTAATTTTTAACAAAGTTGACAAATGGATGAACAAATAGAATTTTTAGAGAACGCAGGTAGAATTATTACCGAAGCACTTACTGATGAAATCATTAACGAAGGGTTAATGGATACAGGTAGGCTTGCTCGTTCTCCAAGATTCAAAGTTCAATTAGTAAATGGTAACCCAGAATTACAGATATTCATACAAGATTATGGATTCTATCAAGATAGTGGTGTAAGAGGAACAGATAACCCTATAGCAGAATCAGGTCAATCTTTCTTTCCACCAGGTCAATTTCGTTCTAAGGTAATTGGAGGACCTCTTCCTTTTCCTGTTAGATTCGTAATTGCAAGAGATGGTATAAAACCTAAACCTTTTATCAACAATGCGTTTGATAGAGGTATAAGTTGGATGAATGAAAATATAGTAGAAACAAACGAGGATATTATTGATGCAAATATTGCAAAGATATTCTCAACAAATGGAGCGATAGTAAGTTAATATGAATTCAGTAAACATAACCCTAGACCCAACATATACAAGTGTATCAGGTAATCCTATGGTATTTGTTGTTAGTGGTTCTAACATAGATGAGTTCCAATATCAGTATGTACTAGATGTTAGAACTTATCCTGATAATACCTTAAGAACAAGAATAAAACAATTCCCTAATCCTAGTGGTGTTGCTGTATTTGATGTATCTCATGTAGTTGGTGATTATATAGAATATGATGCTAATTCATTTACATCATCACAAGTATTTGCTCCAGCTGGTACAGAGTATCAAAGATATGCAATAACAGCAGGAGAAGAATATGGAACTAACGCTTCTTCATCAGTAACTCTTTACGATGGAATGGGTTCAATAGGAGCTCCAGCAGTAACAGGTTCACAAGCACAAGGAATATATTCTGCATGGGCAGGAACATTAGATATAACACCTAGTTCAACAGGTGCTGGTGGAGGATGGAACTTTGGTGATTACTTTAATGAGTTTAGTGGACAATATATTTTAAGTTCACAACAATCATCTCATTTAGGTGCATCACAATTGAATCATAAAGTAGGTAAAAATGATTATGCTCTTTTACCTGTATTTGATGCAACAAACAATATTACTACTAACAATACAAACATACAACTATATAATTCATCAAACTCTGTGATATCTGAATATAATTTACCTAGAACTACATCAGGTAGATATATAAATTATATTCCATACGGTCCACAAAACCTAATAGATGCAGGATACTTTACACAAACTCAAGTAGATTCTGCAGCTTGGATGAGAGTTAGGTTAGTTGGTTCTTCAATAGATAAATCATTTACAATACAAGAGTGTAATAATAACTACGAAAGAAGAAACTTCTTGTTTATAAACAAATGGGGTCTATGGGAATCTTATGGTATGAATACACCAATAAGAAAAACTACTACTATATCAAGAGAGGAAGTTAAGAAACCAAACATACCTTGGTCATCAGCTGATGGTAGAAACTCTTTTGATAGAAGAGGGTTCGATACATACAACCAATCACAACAAGATAATTTTATAATTACTACACCTTATGTTAGAGATGAAGAAGCTAAGATGATATCTGAATTGATTGAATCACCACAAGTGTATTTGCAATATAATAGCTTAGATATGGGATTAGGAGTAACTGTACAAAAAACATTTGTACCTATACAAGTAACTAATTCATCATATGTAAGTAAAACATCTAGATTACAAAAAGCATTCCAATTCGATATACAATATAAATTAGCTAATCCAAGACCTAATAGATAATGAGTTTAATAATCAGAGTTACATACGAGGGAACTACATACGATTTGGATATCCAAGAGGATATCCCTTTACGTTTAGATATATCAGCAGTAGAAAACACAGAAATAGGTGAATTCTTTGGTGTTGGTTCTCAAGTATTTGATATACCTGGTACTAAGAGTAATAATAAGTTCTTCAAACACGCTTATAACGTAGGAGCAACAGATATACCGGCGTTTTCTAATACTATTGATGGTAGAATAATAGCAAAAGGAGAAACTGTCTTAAAAGGACAATTTCAATTATTGGAAGTTATCAAAGATGAAGCAGGATATGTAAATTATAAATGTCAAATTGCTGATGAAACTGTACAGTTCAAAGATGCAATACAAAACAAACTTATTTCAAATGCTGATTGGAGTGCTTATACACATACCTTAAGTACAGGTTCTATCTTAGATTCATGGTCTAATAATTTATTAGATGGTAATGTTTATTATCCTTTAGCAGATTATGGATTAGATGACCCTGAGAATCAAGGAAACTTTCCTTTATTTGGTTTTTCTAATAATGGTCTAGGTACTTATTTTGATAGCAGTACATCTCCTATAAAACCTCAACAATTTTTACCTGCAATTAGAGCAAGAGAAACCTTAGAAACTATTTGTGCTCAAGCAGGATTTAGTGCATCAGGTGATTTTATCAATAGTGGAGATTTTTCTAACTTAATGATTTTACCTAAAGGACAAGAAGAGATGGGTATTGTTGTTAGTGGTTCAGAATTACCTACTGGATATGCTATAAACAATTACAACCAATCTATTCCTATTTCAAGTGGGCCAGCAATTGGTACTAAATTAGCTGCAAATCAAGTAGTTGTAGACCCACTAAGTAAATTTGTTGTTAGTGGTTCTGATGGAATTATTTATTATGAAGCTGATGGTATTGGAGAATATGAAGCAGCAGCTCAGATAGGATTCTTTAATCCAATGTCTTTTACAACAGGTACAGTAAAGGTAGACTTAAAATTAGTAAAAGGTACTTTTCCATTTAGTTCATTTGTACTTGCAGAAACTTCTAGAGAGTTTACTTCAGCAGATGGGTTCAATACATTTACAATGAATGTAGGTTCTTCCTTTAATTCTTCTACTTCAGAACAAGTTTGGGTATTTGTAGATTATTATTATACATCAGGTACACCAACTCAAGCTCTTAACTTATTAGGATTCAGTTCTAAATTAGAAATAACTAATGCTCCTGCTAACTATGTAGGTGCAACAGTTGATATGGGACTTCAATGGCCATCTGATTTGAAATCTATTGATGTTGTTACTTCTTTAATTAAACAATTTAACTTAGTTGTATATCCTCACCCTACACAAGATAAAACAATTGTATTTGAACAATTTGATGATTGGATTAGAGAAGGAGCAGTTAAAGATTGGACTGATAAATGGAATACTGCGGAAAGAGTTGCTGTAAAACATACAGTTGATGAAGAACCAGCAGAATTATTGTTTAGTAATGCAGATGATAATGATAGATTCTCAGTAGAAGCAAAAGAAAGTGCTCCATATTATCAGTATGGAACTTTAAGAGTACTTGCAGATAACAACATATCACAAGGTAAAAAAGAAATTAAAAACACATTTGGACCAACAGTATTAGGTGGGCCTTTTATTTCAGGTTCAAATAAAGCAGATGGTACACCTACATATAATTTAGATTTAGGTTCATCGTTTGGTTTCCCACACTTATACAAGTTTGATAATAACCAATTAAAATCTTACAAGTTCAAACCAAGATTAGGATATAAAGTAAATAATTCTATACCTTCTGGCTCTTCAATAGTAATTGGTAATTCTTTTGATGATAATACTCGTATTAGTGGTTCTTATGGAACTCTTTCTAATGTAAATGGTTTACCTGCAAGAGATGGTGATGCTGACTTACATTTTAACAATACCTACTTTAAGTTTATAGGACCTGGTCTTAACTTACAAAGTAGTAACTCTAACTTTAACTCATATTGGAAAACTTATATTGATTCTCTTTATTGGGAAGATAGTAGAAAAGTAACATTAGATATAAAGTTTGACCCTGAAGAATATAAAACTATCAACTTAAATGATACTATATTTGTTAAAGACCAACAATATAGAATAAACAAGATAAGTGGATTCAACGTAACTTCAGATGATGTAGCTACTGTTGAATTAATTCGTTTATACCCAGCGTATTATCAAAACAATCCTGATTGTGATTTCTCTATTAGAGTAGATGAAGCGGATTGTGATTTTACATTTGAAGCAATACCAGGTGTTACACCACCTCCTACTGCTACACCTACACCTACACCAGCACCACCATTTAGTTGTAGTATGTGGAGATTCCAAAAGAATGCTGATGATATGCCAGATTTAAGTTTAACTTATTATTGTTGTGCAAATAATCAAGAAGAATCATTATTTATAACCAGTTCTATTCCAACTGGTACAAATATATGGTTGAATTCAACAACAACTCCATCAGCTAGTATTGCAAATCCATCAGGAAGACCACCATATTATCGTTTAGATTATAGAGATGATACAACAGTAGTTACTGATGGTGATTTAGATTTTTCTGTTTCTCAATCTGCGTTCTTTGCAGCTGGTGATGCTCAGATAGTATCGTATTATGATGCTGAAATTTGTGATTGGACATGTACATATGTTTCTCAATCAGGAGTACCTAATTCTGAAGTACTTTCAATTATATCTGGTTCTTTAATTGAAACCGATTCAAATAGAATTATAACGTATAGTACTACTAGCTTATCAAATTGTACTGCACCAATAACACCAACTCCTACACCTACATTACCACCAGGTCCTACACCAACACCTACACCTGGTGGAGTAACACCTACTCCTACACCAACGTTAGAACCTATCTACTCTTACACAGGTTTAGTTGCTAGAGAGAATTATCAAAATGCTTGTAGTAGTTCTGTTGAAAGAACAATATACATGAGAGGTGAGATTGGAACTGGCTCTGTTGCTTATGAAGATGTATCACTTACAAATATATTTGATTTCTACAATCACTTTATAGATGAATCAACAGGTATTGGATGGGAGTTTGTAGACCCTAATACAACAGGTGTAATTATAGATACATTAGATGATGCTTGTAATATAGAAGTATATAGATTGTATATTTCGTTTAACGAATACGATGCTTGTACTGAAACAGTTATAAATACAGTATATGGAGAACCAGGTTCTACAATTACAAATGGTACTGTACTTTATGAAGATATTAACTTACAAAATTCTTGGTATGGACAAACTAGTACTGAGATTAAGTTTATTGTAAGTGGTTCAACACCAAAACAAATTTATTACAATACTGCAACAGGTGTATCCGCTAGTGGTACTGATATATGTTACGAAGTTCTTTCGTTTGATGGTTTTGATTCTACAGCAACTACACCACCAGCAGCTGTTTGTGGTGATACTGATGAAACATTCTATCTTGCAGGTACTGCATCAATTGGAGATAATATCTTTACTGATGAAGCTCTAACTGATTTCATCTTTACTGGTGAGAAGTTTGTTTACAATGATGATGATAATGAATTATATGCAATGAGTGGTTCTACTGGTGGTGATGGTAGTGGATGGGTAATCGGAGAAATTACTTCATCTTATTGTTCACCAGCAACACCTACACCATCTCCAACACCAGCACCGATAGTAACTGCATTTAGTGCATCTTATGCATATGGTTCTTGGAATGATGCTTGTAACAACCCAGCAGGTGAAGATGTTCTTTACCATGCACAGATTTGGAATGGTATTGCACCAGCAGGATATGAAGAATATATTTACGAAGATTTATCATTAACTGATATCTTTGATTTCTATGTTTATGTTGTTAACAAAGATACAGGAGTTGGTTATGAAATGAATGACCCGAATACAACAGGTATTATAGAAGATACTTACACAGATATCTGTACTCCTAATCAGGCAACAATACACTATTCATTCAATGAGTTCCAAGCTTGTGCAGGAACACTTACAACTACTAAGTACTTAGATTCAGATAAGAATTGGGGTGATAGTGGTGTAGTTCTTTATGATGATTTCGATAGAACACAAGTATTTGCTCCACTTGCAAATGAATTTGTTTCTACCGCTTCATTAGATAGAAGTATCTATGAATATCAAAGTGGAGTACTTGTTGATACAGGTGTAGATTGTTATACATCATCATTCTTTAATGGTGAAGATTATACATCTACTGCTTCTCCACTACCTATTACTTGTAACTCTGATTCAGAAACATTCTTTACTCAGAA